GTTGATGCATCGAAGACTCCTTCGATTTCATTAATAGCACCAACTAAGTAATTAGCTTGTGTGTCAAGAGTAACAGAACCGGCTGTATGAATATCATCATAGATTTCATTAATAGAATCTACAATTGAAGTTTTGTCTGCTGTTTTAAGGTCAGACATTTCTCTTCTAGATCCGCCAGATCCAGCATTACCAGCATTAAATATATCAGCTTCTATTTCGTTAATCGCGTCAACAATGCTTGTATTAGTTGTATTAAGAGTTGTAAGTGAACCGGTTGTATTAATATCATCGTAGATATTTTTTATTGCTGTAGTGATATCAGCACCTTGAGCTGAGTAATTAGTATCTCCAATTTCTGCATCAATAACTCTTACAGCAGCTGACAAATTGTCTGAATCAGCAGCATCTACAGGACCACCAGTTCCAAATAGCATGTTACCAATTTGTTGCTCGTGCTCGTTAATAGCATCTCTTACATTTTGAGCTGCTGTATTGAGAGTATAATTTGCATTTGCGCCTCTTAATACTGTTTCGATTTCGTTAATTGCCGCAACAACGTTATTAGCATTTGTGCCCATAACGTAACCAGTTCTTTGAGTTGTATCATCTCTTAAAACATTTTCTAATTCGTTAATCGCAGAAACGGCATCAGTTGTTACATTAGTATCTAAGACTGTATGGTTACCAAGTTCAGTTCTAAGTTCTTCAATTGCTTCTTTAAAGAAGTCAGCAGATAGCCCAGTAAATGATACTCCAGTACCATTAACAAAAAGTTCACTATGTAATTCATTAATAGAATCTACGATCGAAGTTTTATCTGTGGTTAATAGACTTGCTCTTGTTCTTTTAGTTCCACCTTCGCCATTAAATAGATCTTCTTCTAATTCGTTAATCGCTTCTGTTAAATCAGTTGACGTTGTGTGTAGAGCAAGATCACCAACTTCTGTATGTAATTGATTAAGCGCGCCAGTAATTGTATTTGAACCGGAATCAATAGAAGTAATATTCTCATTACCAATTTGATCTTCATGTTCTCTTACTGCAGCAGTTAAGTTTGAAGCAGTGGTTCCTAAGTTAGAAGCTGTAACATCTCCAACTTCATCATGTAATTGCTCAAGAGCACCAGTAATGGTATCGTCGCCAGCAGCAATGTCAGTAATATCAACATTACCAATTTGATCTTCGTGTTCTCTAATAGCAGTACTTACTGTAGAAGCTGTTGTACCCATTGCTCCTGCAGTAATTGTTCCAAGTTCAGCGTCGTGTTCATTAATTGCTAGAACTAAGTCATTAGCAGCAGTTGTTAAACTTTCAACTGTACCAATATCATCTTGTAATTCGTTAATTGCAGCAACAAGATCTAAAGAGAAAACTTTAATTTGATTTGCGTTAGAAGCTGGAGTAGTTAATTGTATGTATGTTCCATAAGTGTTATCAACTACAACCAATGGTCCATGATTAGTTCCAGTAATAGTATCGCTGCTACCCAATGCTCTAATTAAAGTTGAAGCACTAAACGTACCATTATATGTTTTAACTCTTATAACGCCATCAGATACAGAATGTAAAGTACCATACCAAGTTGCATTTGACTCAACACCAGATTGAGTAGTTTCGCTTGACCCCTGATAAATTGTAACGCCTTCTGTATAATTTGTTAATGTTGGAGATCCGGTTTGAGTAATAGTCGCTTTAATATTTGCAACATGGAAACCATTAGGACCCATTCCTTGAGTAAGTTCTGTTCCAGCGTTGTAAACTCTTACGATACCAACAGGGTATGATTCAGTTACAATTCTAATTACTTTTGCTGCATCAACCGTGTCAGGAGAAGAAGCTCCAACCTTAAGATCAGATGATGTACTAAATGTACCAGAAGAATCTCTTACAAGAATTTTATCAGTTGTTGCTGATACAATATAACCCTGCCAACTTGGAGTTCCACTAGTTCCTTGATAAATAACAGCATCTTGAACATATGATGCATCAAGAGAAGAAACAGATTCTAGAATAATATAACCAGCAGTGTTATCAACAGTATGTGCTGGACTTGTCTCAAATCTAGCTGTTTTTGCTGGAGATGAAGTATCAGAACCAGCAAAAAGCGTTTGGCCTGCTGATGCTGAATAGACATATGTTTTATCAGCCATTAAAGCATTAAGTTGCTCATTATCACCTAAGTGTAACGAGATCTCATTTGACTTTTGTCTAAGTTTCTCTAGTGTGTCCGTTTTATAAATTCTAGTTTCTTTGTTAGCCATTATTTTCCACCAATTAGTTTCTGTAGCATTTTCTTAATTTCAGCAACATCGCTCTTTAGATTATCTATATCCCGACTCTGCTGCTCATCAAGTATTTGTTTTTGTTCGGCTGCTTTAATCTGTATTCTTCTAGATAGATAAGCATCGTTATTAGTATTTATAATAGCTTTAGTAGCGGTATCTCGCTCTAGGCCAGGATTATCTTTTACTTTTAATTTTTTATTTGCCATAATATTTCCTATTAAGTAGCAGCAATTGCTCTAAAGTCTTTAATAGTTGGTGGTGTTGACGAATTTTGAGATTTTAAAATAATCTTAAATGCCATAGAACCAAAACTACCAGTAGGATCAATTGAATATTTAACTTCGTTATAAACACTATTATTATCATTTGTTGGAATTGCATCTACTGGTAAAGCAGCAATCCAATCTAATCCAGTAAAATCAATATCAGAACCAGAAGGTAAAGTTTTATAATATAGATCTATATCACTACCTGAAGGCCTATTTGCTGAAAGAAATATATCAATAATATCAGCTTCTTCAGCTAAATCAATTTTCTTAGTTATATATTTACAAAGTTCTGAACCACCATAAGCATTTGTTTCTGCTACAGTTCCATTATTACCAATCTTATTTTGAACTGTAATAACTGATAATCTATTAGCATCAAGTACTGGACTAAGGTGATCACTATCACTAATGAGAACAGCTTTTAGTGTAAATGTTTTAGCTCCACCAACTTCATTAGCAGCTGAAGATATAACTCTTGGGGTTGGAAAGAACTGATTCATATTAGGTAATATTTCAACTTCGTCAGTTGCGGCATATGGAGTTTCAGAACCATCAATTGACTTTTGCGAAGTTGCTGTTAAGTAGTATCTAATATCAGTACCTGGAAGAATTACTTGAGCTGCTTGTAAATGACATACATCGTAATGTCTATTTTCAGTAGCTGTAATATTTGCTCCACCGCCCGATCCACTTGTATCTGCAGTATCACTGTTGTTAGCAGTAATTGTATATGAATCATGAGTAATATTACTAATAGTATGAGTACCATTAATATTACTAGCAGCAATACCATTAAATGTTGTTACTCCAGCAATAATAACAGAAGACGATGCTCCATGCATACCATGATTTTTATGTCTTACTGTAATTACACCAGATCCACTTGTTGTTGATAGCGCATCAGCTCTTAATGGTTTAACTTCAATAGTATCATTTACAAATGTTACTTCTTTACTACTAGTATTAAATTGTGCTCGATTAATAGTAAACTTAAGATCTCTACTTTGATCTGGAGTCCAAGTAGAAGCGTTTTGAGATGTGAAGAATGATCCACCGTGTGGTTGTTTATTAATTCTATAATTAGTATTAGTTACATCAAAGCCGCCCATTTCAGCAACCCAGCATTCATACTCATCACAATCAGCTTGAATAACAATAGCATATTCTTGATCCTGCATGAGATATACAGGAGTTTCAAAAGTAAATCTAGTTGCTGTTGATGCAGTTGCTGAAGTATTTACATCACCAGGATATAATTCAACCTCACTTCCTGGAACAATAATTTGAGTAGGAGTTCCATTTTCTGTTGCAACAATACTAATTGCTACTGGAATTTCAACATCATCTCCAGTCTTTACAGTATATTTACTTTTAAAGAATAAGTCTATAGAAGTTGCATATATACCACCAGACTTTTCAATCAATATACTTTGAGCTAAAGGATCTGACCAAGTAGTTGCTGATCTACTAAATGTTTCACTAATAACTCTTGAATCATTTAATCTAGAAGTTTCTAATCTAGGAACCTTAGTATTTGTAATGGTTCTTTGAGTTGATTCAGTAAGGCCTTGAGCATGAAACATAGTTTCAGCTGAAGTTCCTTCTGTTTGCTTATCATTAGAAGTAGAGTCTGATAATCTAAATTCTTTAGTACCAGTTTTAAATTTAACAGAAGCATTTCGTGGAATAATAAATGATCCAGTAATAGTGCCTGTATTATCAGTAGTTAAAACTCCTGAAGATGCACCTGGGTGCGAAGTTGCTCCAGAATAGTTAATTACGCTTGAAGTATTAGACCATTCTTGATATGCTTCTTCTCTACAAAATGCTGTAACATTAACATCATTAAAGAATGCATATACTTTAGTTTTAGGTTTCATTCGTGATGCTTTAAAGTATACTTTTCTAGATCTCATAAATGGCACAAAATTAACTTCAACAATTCTATTACCACTTTCTCTTGTAACAGTATCAAATGCTACGTCAGTTCTTAAACCAGATCTAGACTGATTTGAAGTAGTAGTAGTAGTTGTTAATGTTGTTGTACCAATTCTACCAAGCCGCCCAGGGTTTCTAAATCCTCTTCCAGTAAAGTTCCACCAATTCCAATTATCTTGACGGCCTCTTCTTGTTTGTCTAGAAACTTCAGTCTCTACTTGTCGGCCTGTCCAATTAGTTTCCCATTCATTCCAAACAGTTCCTAAAATTCCATCCTCTTCAGCTCTTTCAACAAATTGATCATATTGACCAGTGTCATCAATAATAATATCTGGTCTTACATCAGTTTCTTTCCATTCATCTGATTCTGGAGATAATTGAACTCTACCATTCCAAGTAAATACATTATATGGATTAACATTAACTGCAACAGAAGCATAAGGTTGTTTAGTGTGAACAACTTGGCTATATGGTAATGTCCAATTTGAACCTGTCTTTTGAGCTGTTCCAGCAATATTAGAAGCAGTAATAAGATTTACATTTTTAGTTGGACATTCAGGTCTTAAAAGACCATTTTCTTTATCAACAGACTCGCTACATTCTGGGTGAGACATATCAGCAATTGTTTGATCTTTAAATGAATCTACAATAATACCATTTTTAAATCTGCTACGTCCACTGCCATCAACCATATGAACATCAGCAGCTGATTGCTCAAGTAAAGAAAGCGAAGTATAATATTCTATATTTTTAATTCTCTTATCAAGCTTACCAATATCTTTCATTGTATATCGCTTATTATCTTTCATTTCTGGAATAATATCAGCTAATGAGAATCCATAAGGCTTAAGTTTTAATTGATATAAAGTAAGACCATCTTCTTTATCTTCAGGCGGCTGTGGATATTCAGATGGAACTCCTTTAATTACTTCGAATTCTCCAGAACGCTTAATAATAAGCTTATCAATTCTAGGAAGATAGTAATTAATATCAGCAACTAATGCATGACCTACTTTAGGTGCTCCAGATAAACTTGCTCCAGCACTAGTAAAGTTATTAGCAACATCTGATTTTCTTGGTCTAAAGTCAATACAATCTCTTAGTTCAAAGTTACCACTTGAACCAGAAAATGCTGGAATATTTACATAATCAGCTGTGGGATATGAATCAACACAGAAATAATCTCCAGCTCCATGAATATAATATTTGAATGTTACTACCATATTACCAGTTGGTAAAGGCGCAGTACCACCAATTTTAACAATCTTACCTTCATCATAGAAGTTATCTCTTTGGCCATTATCAAGAGTAAAGTTTGCAGTTTGATCTGTACCACTAGAATCAACAATAGAAACAATTTCAATAATATCAGCTTTATTTAGCTCATAAGAAGCTGCAGCTCCATTAGTAACATTTATTGTTTCTACTTGAGTTGTATTAGTTTTAGTTTTTGGTGCAATTGTCTTTTTAATCGTAGCTACAACATTACAAACAACTCCATCAGCAATTCCCATAGCTGTTGTATTATATGAAACTCCAGTAGTACCATTACCACCAGCGCTTTTATTTCCAAGAACATTAGTTTTAACATCGGCTCCAACAGGAGCAATAATAATATCATTAACGTCTTCAAATAAACCAACTGAAGTTGTTATTGATAAAGTTCCAGATCCAGTTGTTGCTTGAAATAATCTTTTAATAGAGTACGTTGTATCTCGAGTTGGATCAGCCAGTGTTTTAATAGCACTTTGTGGTAATTTAAATACTGCTGCATTGTTACCAACGTCAAATCTTGTTCCATCAGCTGCTGCAACTAAGTTGCCAACAAAACCATATGTTGACTGCGCAACATTATCGACCGCGTTGAATGTACCGGTAGACATGACAATATCAAAAAGGTATAGTCTTACATGATCCGAGAATGATTCCATTCCTCGAACTCTTGCTGTACCAACTGAAGCTCCTACAGCTTTTAAAGTAATTGGAGTAAAGTTTTCTAAATCAGGAACACCTTGTAATCCAGTTTTATCTAATTTAATGTAGTTACCAACATTAATTTGCGTGTTAGATTCATTATAAAATCCAGTAGCATCAGCGCCTCGAGGCTTATCAATATCTACATAAGTTGTTCCAACTTTATGATTTCTATAACCTTGAACATAAGCAGTAGATGGTTCAATGCCTAATGCTATTTTATCAGCATCACCACCTTGAGCTGCTGTATATTTACCAAAATTAGTATTATCATTTAAGTGTTCTAAAATTTCTAATTCAAATGGTTTAACAACATAATCGCCAGACTCATCAAAAGTTCTTTGAGCAAGTCTTAATGATAGCCCAGTATCTTCAGTTTTATCAGTCTTATCAACATTAATTGATCCATTTTCAATTCTTAATAGCGTGATATATTTGTCAATAGTTCTATTGTCAATATCAATTGGCTGTTTAATTAAAGTAGTTAATACCTGATATCTATTAGCACCTGGTGCAGAAGTATTTGGAACGCCTTGAGCATTATCCACTAACGTAGCATCACTGGCCGAAGTTACAATATTTTCAGCAACTTCAAGTCCAACAATATAAGAAGGATTATTAGTATACTTGTCTAAAATAAGAGTTGATGATGGTACATATGTAAAGCAACCAGATATAAAATAAACACCTTCAGTTATCGATACAGAAGAACCTTGGCCGACAGGGTTTGCAATTGTAGAAGCTGTATTTGATCCATCAACATTTGATCCACCGCCAACCATTCCATATTTAACTGGATCAGCATTCGAGGTAAATACTTCTCCTGCAGCAAATTTTTCTATTGTATTATTTGTGTCACCGGATTTTTGATATTTAATATATAAAGTATCTGGATCTGATCCTTCTGCCCCAACGGCCTTTACAACTAAAGCTGTTACTTGGTTTCCACTATTTGCAGTACCAGTAATAATAGTTCCTTCAAAATTAGATAGCGATGCACTAGTATATGGCGTGCCACTATATGTAAATGAAGCTTCAATTTTAATATAGTCGTATTCAATATTAAGAGATACTTCTCCGTTTACTACTCGTGAACCATCTTTAAAAGCGTATTGTCCATGCCTATCAATCTGAGCCTGCAAGGCCGATTGCATTTGAGTAAGTTCTCTAGCCTGTACCGCGTATCCAGGACGAAATAAAATTCTATGATAGTTTTTAGATTCATTGAAGTCGTCGTAGTATGGCGAGACCGAATAAGTTTTTATAGATGTTGTAGTCATATTTTCTCTCTTTTAAACTAATATTTATATTAGAATTCGATAATGATTTTTATATCTTCGATTTGTGAAGCTGTTCTATCAATTGGATTTCTATTTTCTAAGAATATAATATCCCCACTATGAACGTCAACTTCTGGATTAATTAGGAAATCATTAGCAGCTGGTTTTGGTGTTCCTTGAGCTCCTGATGTTGCTCCAACAACAGAGACGCCAGTAACAAAATTGCCATAACCAGTTTTAGAATTTTGTAGATAATGTACATATCCAGTACCAGCATCAACTTCAACTACAAAGGCTTGTGCTAAAGTTGCGCCACTACCTTGAGTGATTAGTTCATCAACTTGGAACGATGATGTAGTTGAACTAAAGCTTAATGCTGGAGTAGCTTTTAAAGTAGCTGCAGTTGAAATAGTAGAAGTGTTCCAATTAAATGGATTTTTAACAAGTGTAATTTGTCTAAAATCATTACCAGTTGTTAGGTCTCCACCACCAGTTCCATCTAGTAAAGTATTAACAGCTGAAAAGAAACCACCAAGTTCTTTAACTGGATCTGTTCCATGACCATTTTCAGGAGAAAGTACGGCTCTAGCTGTAGCATCAGAACCACCTCCACCAGAAATTACAATATGAGCAGTAGAATAATCAGTTCCTTTTGCGCTAATTGCAATTGAAGCAACAGATCCCGCATTAATAGTAGCAGTTGCAGTTACTCCAGTACCAGCACCGGTGATATAAACATTAGGTGCTGAAGTATAACCAGTACCACCAGCTGTTACTTCAATTCTTTCAATACCAGCTGCAGTTGTAGAATCTCTTGAAGCTTTTTGGTTTAGATACTGAGCATAATCACCTTCAGATAGAGCAGCTTCAGCTGCAGCATCATCAACAAATGATTCAACATTAATAGTTTTAACAGGCATATAAGAAGTTGTAAGGAATTTTTCTGCATCGGCGACGGCTACCGTATACATATATTTCCAAATATAACCATCAGATTCCGCTGTTGGAGCAGTCAATGTTTGTGTTGGTTCTTGAGTTGATCCAGTGCCAGGAGAGTATATAACCTTATATACTTTAAACTCTGATGTAATAACATAGAATGCTTTGTCAAACATATCAGGATCGTTTGAGTCCCATTCTACATAACTAGTACCAGTAGTCCAAGTATGTCTTGGAATTACATGAGATACATCTGCTGCATTTAGCTTTTTAAGCGCAAAAATGTTTTCTCTAGCTTCTACAAGATTATCAATTGTATCGCTTGGGCTAAATGGTTCAGCATCTGTTGTGTCTGAAACTGAGTATGACCATGCATCTGTTTTACCAATTGCTACGAATACGCTTGAACCAGATACCGGTGTGTTAATATCGTCTTTGAAATTTTCTGCATTCAAAGTTCTGAATTTAGAAGTTACTATTGCCGTCATGATTTTTTCCTATTAATTTGTGTGTATAAACGAGTTAACGTTATATTTATTTATATCACTTATCGAAGTACTTTGTAAATCTACGTTGCCTAATACCTCTAAAGTTTCATTAAAATCGTAAAGCATATTATTGCTTAAGATATTTGTTTTTTGACTATAATAGTCATTTTCTGGTTGGGTTCTATATCCAGCTGGAACAACAGTTACTTCGTTGCCACCCATAAATTTATCTGATACTGGAGTAGTTTCTGTTACAGTCCAGTTTTGACCAGATGTAAGAACACCCTTTTGTAAAAGTTTGCCATTATATAACTGCCTTGCTCTAACTGAAGCAGCAGTTTGGACAGGGTTTATAACTTTATTAAATTGTGGATCAATACTAGTATGATTTAATTCTAAAATCCTAGTAACTTTTTGTTCTTTAACTCTATCTTCATTCTTAGCTCTTGACGCAATATAAACTCCAGGAACTATAACATAACCAAAACCAGGATTTGTAATTTCTGCTGAAGCTATTTCAGAAGGAACTAATTGTACCTTTGCTGTTGCATTACCTGAAATAGATATTGTAGGAACTTCAGTATATCCCGAACCAGGATTAATAATATTAATATGAGATACTGAACCATTTTCAATATAAGCAATTGCAGTTGCGCCATTACCATTTCCACCAGATATAACAACTGTAGGCTGTGATGTATAGCCGCTACCAATAGAATCCATTTCAATTCTAGCAACTGAAGTTGGTTGAAGAACATATTTACCAGTAGCAGTAACATTACTTACTAAAGGTATACCAAGATTATCTACAGATGTTGGTGGATCAAATAATATTCCTGGTGGTGTGGAATATTTTTTAGTTGTATCTGGAACAACATTAATATTAGCAATCTTAGATAAATTTGGATTTGCTGCGACATTAGCAAAGGCAGAAGAATAATTAGCTCCAGCATTTGTAATAGTAGCTCCATTAATTCTACCTTTAGCATCAATAGTACATGTAACAGTTGCTTGTGTTATTGTTTGTCCAGTTTGTTCTACACCATTAACTACAATCGTTGGAGCAACGGTATATCCAAATCCAGCATCAGCGATTTCAACTGCTGTTACTGTATTAGCTCCGGTACCACTTTGTGGAACTGTTAAAGATAATCTTCCTGATCTATGAACATCGATATATGTGAATGGAAGATATTGTGAAGCAAACATTTTAACAATTAATGGAATATCTTCAAGTCCAATTACGCCTGGCTGTAAATCTGGCATAGATGATAATGTAAATCTATTTGTTCTTCCATAACCAAAATAGCTTTCACCTGTCAATTGATTATGCTTAGGACCACCAACATATCGTAATTCTTTTAGAAGTTTTTGATCATCACCTAGTTCATCGCGAGTAGCAAATAACTGAATTAAAATTTCAGCAAAATATTTAAATCCGGCTGGATGAACTAATCGATTATAGAAGAAATCCCATGAAGATAAATTTTGACCAGTACGTATAAGATACGAGAATTTCTGATATCTCAGACTATCTTGAATTTTAATTGTATCTGATAAAAAGCCTTTCTTATCTAAATAGATACCACCCTTTGGAAGAGCTGGATTTACTTCCCAATTACCTGATGATGGAATAAGAGTTTCGTCCCATGGATATTCGACTTCAACTTCATCATCAAATAAAAGTCTAAAGAAAACTTCAATAGAATCTGATGAACCACGAATTTTATAATACTCTGTAATCGCTTTATAAAGATTTCTTTTATTAACTTGAATAGACCTAGGAACAACAGCAGCAATTTCTTTTTGTATAAGCTCTAGATATTGAGAAGATGTTTTATCAATATCCATAGATTCTTCAATCGTATTAAGAGCATATGAAGCGCCAGGACCAGCCCAGTATTTAATTGGCGTTACAAGAGAAGCTTTTTGTGTATTATAAGAATCTAGTCCAGTAACACTAAATGTCTTACCAATAGCAGAAGTAGATTTTGAAAGAGACCCTGGAAGATTATTACCATTTGTAATAAAAACGTTACTGGCATTCATTGAATGAGTAACAATATTTCCAGCGTCATCAGTTAGCGTAAGTACTGAGTTTGCGCCATCGTCATCAGTAAAGAAATGATCGTTTTCATTCTTAGGATCAATAACTCTAAATACTGCTTTACCATCTAATACAGTATCGGTATATGTCTCTGTCTCTTGATATATAAACTCTTCCAAGTTCATATAAGTATAATACGCTTCTAATAATAATTGTATACCACCAGAATTTTCTAATATCTCTGATGGTATTAACTCTTCAGTTCTTAAATTTTCTTTAGTCTTTGCTTTCGCAGAAGCTACTGATTGGATATATCCAGGTGAAGATAAATCCGACGAAAAGAGCGTATTATTAGGATTATGAGTTCCAGCCATCTTATCTGAGCCTTGAAGTGGTTGTATAATTAATTGTGCCCGAAGAACCTGATACAGAAATCGTATCGATACTTGGAGTAATTTGTACTCTTAATGGATCAATCGCAATTAATTGGTCTCTCTTTGGAGCTAAATCTAATGAATCTGGAACAACTGTAATTCTAATTGTATCAGCAGAATCATCGTCAGGAATAAAGTTATTTAAAGTAATTGTTCCAGCTGTTACATTAATAAGTCCGGCATCATTAATAACTGTTACATTGACTGAATTTACAACCTTATAAACTATAACTTGTCTATCAGTAGATCCACTAATTGGAATATCGCCAAAGAATACTTCTTCACCACCATATTTCCACATTGTTGAAGAGATAATAAAATTAGTAGAAGATCCTGAATTAAAGAATGGTGCTGTAAATTGTAAATTAAAATTGTTATCCTGTTGTGCAGCAAGTTTATTGGGAGTAATATTCATAAACATATATGGTCTTGCACTACTATTTTGAATAGAAGGATCAGCATTATCGATTGCTTTAAGTAATTGAGAATGTCTAAACACACCATCAAACTTATTAAGCTCGTTAAAGTTATAGTCTGATACAGTATCTCTTACAACAGATGTTAATTCAACAGGAGATCTATCTGTTAAGTTTGGATTATATTTAAATGATACGTCTAATTCTAGATATGTAAAATTAGGATCAACGATAACTGGAGTAATAGATACAACGCTTTTACCTTTAAGAATTGTATTCATGATTTCAGTTTTTTCGTTTTGAGTCAATGTTTCATTAACTAATGGTTTAATTGAAATATAAACAGCTCCATAATCTGGTGGATTATTATCTTCACCACCCCATGTAGAGATAGAATTAATATTTGTAAACTCTTTCTTGATGATTGCTCTGTAATCGTCTGATGTTACAGCTCTATTCTGTGAGGTAAATGTTAAGGGTGCGTTAAATCTTATAGATTCATTTGTTTCTTTTTCAGTACCACCTTGAGATTTAGCTAAAGTATTAATTGTAACATTTGAGTATCCACCAATGTTATCTACCATACTAAATACATTTGCGCCATTCGAATCTTCACCGTTTGTAAAGATATAATCTAGAGTTACAATATTATTGTTAAGAGGCTTCTTACCAGTTACGCCATCTCCAAAGTATACTTCGAAGTATTCATTCGAATTCTCTTGGAGATAGAATACTCTACTTGATGAATCAACATTAAGTAAAGATTCGAATTGAGTGTAGTTATCATATGAAGTGGATTGCTCATTAGCTTGAATAAGAACTCTTAATGTTGAGGTATCAGCATCGTCATCAGATATTTGATACTTCTGATTTTCAATATCATTATCAACTCTATATAAAAGCTTCTTACGAGTACCTTCTACAATAACAACATTATCAAAAGTAAATGTATTACCATCTCCAGAAATAACAGCAGATTGTTCATTAAGGACTACATATCTATAGTTTCTTCCGTCAACTTGAGTAGTCAGCTTAGCACCACGAGGAAGAGTTAGTGTAGATGGAATAACACCAGACTCTGCAGAGACGTCTACTGTAATTGTAATAGTAGCTCGAGGTGCTAGAACTGAACGGGGTATGTAACCTAAGAGCTTAGCACGAGTAACAATGTTACCACGTATCTGAGCTGAATCTAAGAATGCTTCGTTTAAAGCAAAGTGAGCAGTCATAGCATTATAATGTGTATTATAAGCAAGCACATCTAAAAGCGATGATAGACCAGATCCTTCAAAATCATGACTATTAAAAGCTGATTGTGTCTTTAAATAGTTCTTAAGATTCTTTTTAATCTGATCAAAATCAAGTTCAGTTACATTTAAATTAGTTGCCATATCTTATTACCTTAAACGTTTTAAAACGATCTCTACAGTTTCTTGAGTATCGTATTCTTTAATTCTAAATTTAACTAGAACTCTATATGAATTATTGTCTACTTCATCTACAATATTAATAAATATAAGTTCTACTCGTTGTTCGCCATCTACTATTGCTCTTGCTATATTTTCTCTTAAAGCTTGTTTTGTAATTTCATCTGCTGGTTCAAAGAGAAGAGCTCTCATATTAGCTCCAAGGCCAAGAGCAAAAGGCTTCTCATAGAAATTAGTTAAGAGTAAATTACGTACTGCGTATTTAATAGCTCTATCATCTTTTAATGGTATAATATCATTACGTATTGGATGAAGAGTTAAGTTAAGATCAAGATCAGTCCAAGGCTTCAACCGCGAAGCTGACTGTACGCGCTTAAGATCTCCAAGAACTCCACTTGGTTCAAGTGCTTGAGATGACTTATCTGATAAATTTGTAGTAGACATATAACTATTTATACCTCGCTGGTTGCTGCTTTCTTAGCTAAGTTGGGGTTTGCCTTTCTTCTTACTACATATTCACTACAGGCTGTATTAAAATCTTGAGCATCAGCATATAAATGTGGATTGGCATCTTTTACTAGGTTGTATGTTTCTTTACAAATCTGTCCTTCTTTTAAAAAATCCCAATTAGCATCAGGGTATTTAGAACTTAATGATTTTTGAGCTAATCTAAGTTCTTCTTTAGTTCTACTATGTTTTCTTAATTCATTATAATCACCACCACCTGCTTCGACTACCTCAATCCATAATTCTTCCCACGTAGAATCATAGAACTTTTTATTCTTTCTTTTAGATCCAAATCCTTTAAAAATTGCTCCAGCTTTAGGTCCAGCTGCCATATACTTTAAACTATTTCTATATGCGTTTGTCAAAAGCTTCATATTTAATTCTTCTAAATCTTTTTCGATTACGGGGGTGGGTTCCGGAGCTACAGGTGGTTCTTCTGGAACCTTAGGCTCAGCCGGTTGCTCTTTTACTGTACCATCTGGAGAAGCTTCAACATTTGGAACCAAAGCGCAAATATCAGCTTCGGCCTGAGTTTCTGCCTGAGCAAGTAATTCAGCTGGAGTCATATTAAGAAAATCAGCGTTTAAACCAAGGCCTTCTAATAAACCTTCTAAGGTTGGAACAGAAGCTCCAAACTTTTCTTTTATCTCAGCAATAGACTGAGCTTTATCAAATGGATTAGTAAGACCAGTAGCTTTACTTATTTTATCTTGTAGACTTTCAATTTCTGGTATCTCAGGCTTAAATGATTCTAAATCAGCTTTCATAGCATTTAATTTAGATTCCATAGCAGATAGCTGATCTTTACCACCAGCTAAGAGACTATCTAATTCTGCCTGTTTAGCTTTTAAATTATCTAAAGCTTTATTATTACCACATAAACTCATTTATATCTCCTCTTATGGACTAACATAATAATCTGCGTTTGCGTCCGAAGATTGGTCTAAACATGTATTATTATTCCAATCAAAATATGTACAACTACCTTTACTCGCAATAGCATCTTCTGGAGTAGCAGGAGTTCCTTGACTTCCACCGCCACCATTAGCAAATACATTAGTAGAAGAAGTAGCTGCGCTATTTGCAACCCAACTACCATGGCCGCCAGTACTATCACCTAATCGATGAACACCAATACTATTTACTTTTACATTACTACTTTTACCAACAGCAGGATCTCCACATGCTGTAGAATCTCCTTCTCTTATAACATCCTTACTATTAACC